GCAGGCGACGCTCATGAGGAGCACCACCAAAAGGCATGCGAGCTTTTTCATTGTTCCCTTCCCTACTTGTGGAAGATCTGCCAGCCAATCGCGAAGATCGCCGGGATGGCGATGATCACTGCGATGGCTCCCATCCACTTCGCCTGCTGGGTCTTCAAGGCGCCCAGAATGCCGTCTTGCTTGGTGAGGTGATCCTTGATGTCCTCGAGACCCTTCGAGGTATTGACGTTCGCTTGAGTCTGCAGAGCCACGTCGATGGTCAAACGACTCGTCCGCTTGAACAACGCAGAGACATCTCGTTCGAGTCGTTCCGTGTGGTCGCAGTGTTCACAATGCGCTCCATTATTCACCGGTCGGTGCTCCCGTTCGCTGTCCCACCTGCTTGTTGGGATCCTTGGGCGGAACCAGGGCTTCGTCGTCCCCGTCCTCTTCCCGGTTCTGTTGTTCGCGATCGAAGTCGAGACCTTCCTCTTCAGCAACGGTACGGCGCGACTTGATCTTGCCCTTGACCAGAAGATCATTGCTGCGAACAATGGAGAACCGGTCGCGGGACTGGACTGCAGGACCTGTGACCTTGTACTTGAGGGTGGGATCGAGGAGCTTCTTCGACAAACGGCCCGAGATGATGCCGATGAAGATCACCCGCTTGAAGAGATCGCGGAGGCGGCTCGAATACCACTTCTGCGTCTTCTTGAACATCTTCATGCCGGGCTGCTCAGCAGCAACGAGGGACGCGTAGTTCGATGAGGCGGCGTTGGCGGAGAACAGGAACTCCGGCTGGGAGACGCGGCACGCGCAGGCGCGCAGCAGGGTGTCGATCACCGTCGCGAGCTTGTCCGCGGACTGGCCGGCGACGGGGAAGTGGTACTTCTGACCCGGCGGGACGTCAAGGATGCTGCCGGCCTGGATCACGCGCTGGCGGATGCTTTCGCCGCTGGTGGAGTCACGAGGCGTGCGCTGGGCCATCTGGTCAGCCATCGCAGCGATCTTCGTGCCCATCGTGCCTTCGGGATGCTCGCGGACGACCGCGATGGCCGCCTGGATCTCCGCCATCTTGCGGATCACGCGGAGCATCTTCTTCGCACCCTCGAGGGGTTCGACCACGGGGAGGAAGGTCGGGATCCCACGCAGGACGTTGCGGTCCACGTTGCGCTTGAAGAACACCACCTCGTCAGCGGGGATGACGGTTTCCTGGCCGGAGCTGGGATCCTTCTCGATGTAGCCCAGGATCTTGGCCGCATCGCCTGGCATCGTGATGATGCCGTGGCGGAAGGCAGGATCCTGGGAGTCGATGTTCTCCGGTTCCATGAACCGGGTGGTGGCCATTCCACCGAGCTCCATGAAGAGCCGAACCAGGGACTCGCCGTCGCGGTCCGCGCGGAGGATGATCTCGTGCTCGACCTCGTCCCACTTCTCGGCTTCCTGGAACTCCTCCCAGTAGTCCATCGCCTGTTCGATCGCCCGGTTGAACGTGGCGCGCTGCTTCTTGTCCTGGATCTTGTAGGAGAACCCCTCGCCAGCGACGAAGTTCTGGATGTTCTGGTGACCGTTGATGGCGTACGGGTTGGTGGCCGCGAGCTTCCTGCCGAGGTCACGCCACTGCTGGAGCGTGGCGGTATTGTTCAGCGTTCCAGGGATGCCGAGCGGGGAGACGTCCATCCAACCTTCGAAGCGCTCGGCGGGGTTCACCCACCGATCCATGTACCACTCCCAGCTCTCGTACGCCTTGAGGAGGATCTCCTGGCGCTTGATGAGGGAGGCTTCGCTGGCTTCGAGAAGGCGGTTGGGGGGAGCTTCGCTCATCGGACCTCCAACACAGTGGACGCGTGCTCACGGTTGGGCTTGTAGTAGTGGGCCACCCACTCGTGGATGCAGGTGGAGAGCATCTCGAGGGCGTCGGGACCGTCGTCGTGATCCCCGTAGCCGGTCTCCATGATCTGCTTCACCAGCGTCTTCATGTCGCGGGTGTGACGCGCGAACTTGAAGGTTCCCTTCGAAAGCAACGGTCCGAGTCGCTCGATACGGGTGGGCTTCGGGCACGAGTGTTGAATTTCGAGAACTGGTAGTGCGATCCCACGAGCGACCGACTCGGCCTGGAGCTGCTGCGCCATCGTCACCTGGAAGGCGTTCGACTCGAAGGCGCAGAATACGAAGTTCTTGTTCTGGTGGAGGTTCAGGATGCGAGGGATGATCTCGGCGTGAGGGATACGCTGGACGATGCCGTCCACGTAGTAGTGCCGGTTGCCCGGCTTCCAATGACCCTCAAGGATCGCGACGTAGTCACCCTTCTTTGCGTCGTTGCCGGTGGAGGGGTCAACCGCGAGGAACTTGTAGCCACCTACCGGGAGCTGGTCGTACCAGATGTCGTAGGCGTCGGTGAACCACATCTCGTCGAACACCGCGTGAGCGGGGTTCATGGGCGAGTTCTGCTTCTCCGCCATGAAGGCGCCGTGACCGCCTTCGGCACGCATCACCATCAGGTCGTACAGCGGCTCACGTTCGGGCCACAGGACGATCGCGCCTTCGTTGAGGGCTTCCTCGTACTTCTCGTAGTACGCCCTAGCGATGCTCGGGTCGTCGTAGTAGAACTTTTCCCATTCCTCCCAGGAGGGTTGGTTTGGGGCGATGTTCATTCGGAGCGGCCACACGACGATCGACTGGAACCGGCGGTGATCCCAACCCGGTCTCTCCAGGAGTCCCGCCATAAGGCAGGCAGAGTTGATCAGGGTGCCGTTCACGAAGAAGTTCGTTCCCGGTTGGCCCGCCTTGAGAACACCAGCATCGAGCCACTGGCGGATCCTCTCTCGGACGATCGGGGACCGAGCGCCTTCGTCGTTCTCGGGGTCGTCGATCATCACCACCGTAGGGCGACTCTCTTCGTGACGACGACCGCGGACCTTCTTGCCGGCACCGAGGGCATCGATGCGGACGTTGTTCCGCGTGATGATGGACTCCTTCGACCAGAGTCCACTCCCCTTTCCGACGACGTGCGGGTAGTCCGCGGCAAGGAGCTCGTTGTTCTCGAGCTCGTCCTTGACGTGCGAGAGGTGTTGCGCGGACTGCGAGAAGGTGTCGGCGCCCGTAACGATGTACCGCTCAAGACCTTCGCAGGTCCACCACAGCGGGGCAGCGAAGGAGCAGATGGTGGACTTCGCTGAGCCGCGGGGTCCGGCAATCGCACTCTTGACGTTTCGCTGAAAGGTCGCGACCTGAATGTGGTCGATGAGCTCGTTGTGGAACCGCGAGGGCGGCGCGGTAAAGTAGTGACCCAGATACTTCTTGATGAAGGCGCGGAATGGAACACGACCTCCACGCAAACCGCGTGCCGCTGCCTTGAAGAAGTGCTGCTGGATCTCACTGGAAGTTGCGAACCTCATTTCGCGGCCTTTGGGGTCTTTGGCTGCTTCACTTGGTCGTCACGTTGTCGACATGGGCCCGGAGAGGTTCTCCGGACAGGCGGGAGGAGATCCGGTCGATGATGGCCTCGCCGTTCGGCTCGTCCTTGAGTTCCTCCCTGACCACGTTGATGAACCGTTCGGCGATCGCGGCCATCTGCTCGAAGGTGATGGCGGCGTCCTTCGAGTCCATCCATCCGGCTCGAGCCTTGAGCCCGAAGATGACGAGGGCGGGGTGGATACCGGCTTCCTGGGTCATCGCCTCGTCTTCGAAGAACGAGGCCTGGTAGTCCTTGACGAGCTGGTCGATCTCCGGATCTTTGCGCCGCAGCTTGAACAGCGTGGAGGTCGAGATCCCGATGACGTCGCAGAGGGCCGGTAGCGAAAGCTTCGATTGTGCTCCAAGAAGATAGCAAAGCTCTCCGCGAATGTTGAGCGTTGTGGTTCCACCGGAACCTCGCGACTGGACCGAGTTCTCCATGATCGCGAGCAAGTCCGCGGCCTGAAGCTTTTTCGGATCCTTGCGATACGCCTGAAGGAGTTCGATGGCCTCGCGCTTCAGTTCCGCGAGACGAGACATGCGCCCCTGAAGTAACGCGAGTTTCGCGCTACCGCCATTCAAGTTGGACGAAGGAGCTGCAGCTCCGCCTTGTCCTGACAAGAAACCTCCAACGCTGCGAGCTCGTAGCGAACTCGCTACGGACCTCTCTACTGACACTACTCTACACCAGAGTTCACGCTACGGTAACGATCGAAGTTTCTGGGCGTACTCGCTACGAGTTCGCTACGTGCTCGCTGCGTAACGTACCGTACACGCTACAAGAAGCAAAGACTGACTTTTCCTATTCTCCCTATAGGGACAGTTTTCTATAACTAAACTATGGGAAATAAAGGACAAGATAACACACTACTTTCTTTCTTCTCTACTTTCCCTCCCTCCCCTCCTCTCCCCCGGGGAGGGACTCGGAGTCCGAGGTTCAAGCCTCTGAAATTTCCCGAAAATTTCTAAAATTTCTAGAATTGTGCACCCCGGCCAACTGACGATTATCATGCCCCCCGGACACCGACCTTCATGAACTTTCCGTCCCCACCGAGACGGTCAAGAGGCTTTCTTATATAGGGTTTTGACAAACGCTTTTTAGGTACCATATGTCTCCTAAGCATGCATCTCTCTTTATGAATGATGCATATGAACGAGCATATGATGATAGGAGGATGATCATGGCTGAGCTGTTGAATTGCCAGGTCCTCTGCACTTGGTATGCAGTAGTGTGCTGCATGTGCAAGAAGACCCTCGAGCTGAAGCATACAGAGGAGAAGCACCTCCTCATGGAGACGTCTCACACCTACTGTGAGACCTGTCAGGAGATCGTGATGAAGGAGATCGGCTAATGTTCTATGCTCAAGAGCCTGTGTACATCATCAGGAGATGGGCTGATGGCTGGAAGGAGCCTGCCTATCTGACTAAGCTGGCTGATGATCATCCTGTCATGTTCACTCACAACCCCAGCTCCCAGGTCCTGATCAAGATCAAGGACTACTACCAGGCCATGCTTGCCATGTGTGTCGCCTTCGACCACAACAGGTATGACTCGTGGAACAGGTTTGAGATCGTGGACATGAATACCTCTAGGGTCGTGGCTACCCTCGAGTGGGATCTCTACCCTAAGCCCAAGTACATCAACTAAGATGAGGGACATCCAGTCCTTCATCAGTCCCATACAGGGAGCATGGCTCCCACAGGGAAGGAGGTGATATACATGACTAACAACACGTGGCAGTGCTTCTGCCACTGCTGGAGTAGGGAGGAGCATGCAGATCGCGTGCACTACCTCGCTGACACTGCTCTCAAGATGGAGAGCAAGTGGTCGGTGGTAGCTACCGACCTGCTCACTGGCCAGGTTGTTGGAGGCAGCGGTCACATGCACTCGGAAGAGGCGTGGGGCTATTTCGACTACCTTCGGGGTAAGCACCTCGAATGTAAGCCGATCTGTCGCGGTGGGTACCACTTCTGTGTGGACGTCGCGATCGCCTTCAACGGCAGGGTCGAGAAGTCCTCGATCTGGAGCTAGCGCATGCTAGCCCATTTGCGGGGATGCAGCACAGCTAGGGATACTCTACACACAACCGGTGCTGGGGACAGCCGACCAATCCAAATGTCCCCGAGAACTAGTACGTTCTACCATCAAGGTAGAAAGGATGAGACGATGAGGATCTATCAGCTGCGCACGATTGATGAGGAGGGAGTTGTTCTCTCCTTCATCTTCGACTTGACCAGACGCGAGGCGGTCTCGCTGTTCTGGAAGACCACCGCACCCAAGGTGCAGATGCTCGCCAACAGGCGGGTGATCGCGGAGAGGAGCTAGTGTACACGATCTTCATGTACCCGAACGAGGTCGCGTACCTCGAGGAGCGGGACGAGTTGTTGGCGATGCAGGAGGATCTCGAGCTGGAGGTCTGCTGGTTCAACCCGGAAGACCTCGAAGCGTGCTGGGCGGATGCTAAGGCACACATGGAGCTCACGGAGAGCTACCTCGTGTGCGTGGACACCAAGTTCAACGTGGTGCGTGAGTACCACAGAAAGGACTGACATGTCGTACGTGCGACCGAACTACAAGACCAAGAAGGAGCTGAAGCAGGCTCTGAAGGATGGCAAGACCGTCACGGTCTTCGAACCTGGAGTCGGAACGGTTCCGACCAACGGAGTCGTGTTCATCGAGGGTCCGCATGGAGTCCACATGTGGTACGCCGAAGGCTGGATGGTGGACGGAAAGCTCACGGAGGTGAAGTGATGCTGCTCTGGCTCAAGAAGCTCCTCAAGCCCAAGTGGCTTCTCGAGGAGGTGTGCGATGAGTGCTACGAGCGCCACTACTGTGGTGGCTGCGGACGTGGCATCGACTGCTTCGCTGGCTACTTCTACACGTACGCGGGAGCTGAGAAGGCTGCGCGTGAGTGGGTCGAGCAGCAGCGAGGTGAGGACACGGACACCGAATACGAGGTGATCGTGACCAAGCGTCCTGAGAACATCGTGGTGTCGTTGCGATACGACACCAAGACCGAGAGCGGTGAGTGCACGATGTCCGCTCTCATCAGCGAAAGGAGATACTGGTAATGAAGGTCTGGGTCATCGTAGACGAAGAACAGAACGTCTACGTGTTCGACAGTCGTGAGAAGGCCATCCAGTACGTCAAGGACGACTGCGAGTTCTGGCACAAGTTCAACGGGCTGCACTTCAAGTACGAGCAGCTCCACCAGTGGGATGCACGTGGGACCTGGGTGTTCCAGGTCGATGCGACCCACAGAGACGAAGGGCGGATCGTGTTCGCCCTGCACGAAGAGGAGGTGAAGTGATGTATCTGGTCGAACAGACCTACTACACCGATGACGGAACGTCCGGTATCGGGTACAGCATCCATCGCAGTCACACGACTGTGAAGGCGTGGTTGAAGCACACCGGCCAACAGCTGATGTGGGGCAATCACGGTCGAGTCCGTGCGTGGAAGATCAAGGAGATCCACTTCCCGTACTACAAGAAGCACCCGATCCACGGCAAGATCGTGACTCGGGTGCAGTTCAACCAGCCCAAGCGACTCAGCCTCAAGGCGGTCGAGTGGGTCAGTCGTGAGCACATCCCCTACATGCTCTGCTACAAGCCGTTCAAGGTGGGCGGACGCAGGGGATCGGTCTACCACCGGAAGTCCGGTCGGAAGAAGATCTGGTCGGTCTGGCAGTACTCGTTCAGCTACGTGATCGTCCGCAAGGCGGGCGACGTCTCCTACTAGGTTCCCTTCGACCTGGGCATGTCAATAAACTGCCCAAGGAGTTCTGTCATGGAAATCAGGATCAACATCCGCGCGGACATCGTCAAGGTGGACGCGGGTACCGGCATCGTGACGCTCGCCATCGAGGCGGCGCCCATGGAGCGCGATCTCGAGATCGCTCTGCACAAGACGTTCCCGCACTGCATGCAGGAGATCGAGCAGCTGTGCGAGAAGGAGGCGTTGATCAACGCTGTCACGAGCGAGGGCAGCAAGGACAGCCCGCGCAAGAACTAGTCACCTTCGACCTGGGCAAGTCAATAAACTGCCCAAGGAGATCTATGAGCTACGCTTTCAAGTCCGATGCCACCGGCGTCCGCATCACGTGGACGTTCGCTGGCATCGATTCGGACGAGGACATCCCGCGTCCGAACAACGGGATCGACTACCTGATGGACACGTTCCGTCAGGAGATCTGCAAGGAGTTCCTGCTCGACGTCGAGACCAGCGACGAAGAGTGGGACGAGTTCAAGGCTGGACTGTCCATGACCCACGACAGGGTCGAGAGGTTCAGCTTCAAGTACGAGCCGCTCGGAAGCGCCGAGCTCATCATCATCAAGCGGCTCTGCAAGAAGTGCAGCAAGCCGTGCGGTCTCGCTCAGCAGTACTGCGACGGGACGGGTAAGTCCCTCCTGAAGTAGCGGTCTCTTCGACCTGAGCAAGTCAATAAACTGCTCAGAAAGGTGTGCAATGCACATCAAGGACAAGAACCTGTTCGCCGCGAAGGCGCAGGTCGAGGCGCTGAAGGACAGCGACCTCAAGAAGCTGACGATCGAGGAGGTCGCCGCGTTGGCGATCCAGGTCGCGGCGGTCGAGAAGGAGCTCATCGCTCACGCGAAGCTCGTCAAGGAGCACGTGCACAAGGTGTACGGGCCGATGTGCCAGAAGAAGAAGGAGCTGGAGATCAGCTTCGCCTTCCTGGCCTCGAAGCTGGAGCGGGTGAAGGAGGTCAACCCCGCCGTCGGGGCGATCGCCAAGCTCGCGGGACTCTAGAACTCTAACGAGTTCTTGAGATAACCAGCAACAATGTGGTACAACGCACGCGCACCGCCTAATATTCCGTAGCAATACGGAATAAAGCCTAACAAGGTGCTCCCGCCTGGGTGGGGAGACCCTGTTCATGCTCCTGGTGGAGGGGCCTCCAAGTTAGGGCCCCTCCCCACGCGCGGGAAAGTTGCCGGAAAGTCCGCGGAGAGGCCATAGAAGCAGGGTAGAATAGACCACGAGGTGCGCATTGGAGTGGTATGAGCGGTGTACGCTGTATCGTCGTGCACTGCACTGAAGGTCCTCTCCCTAAAACAAAAGTTTGTTTTTAGGGTCCCTAAATGAAATTGAGTCTGATAGTATGGGGGGTATGTTGATGGACGGCACTGACAGAAGTAGAGTACTCAGCCATGAGGCTGATCTACTACTGAAGCGACCGGCCCACAACATGCAGGAGGCCCCTAGTAGGGGCACGAGACCTATGGGTGAAGTGAACAAGCAGTTCGAGGGCGCTACGGGCGGCGGCAAGGTCGCCGGGGCGAACACCCCGCTGGCCACCAAGAAGGACGGGAAGGTGACGATCCCGGAGACCCACGAGGTCACCATCAAGGCCCGCATCAACAAGGAGCCGAACCTCACCGCGGACGGGCTGACCGAGTTCCCCACCGCCGCAATCCTCGTGTACGCCAACGGGATCCGGATCGTGCTCCCCATCCGGCAGGCCAAGCCCAGCTCGGCCTCCGGGAAGCTGAACGCGTGGGGCGGCGGCCGCATGGCGCTGGAGGACGGGACGCAGGTGCTGGTCGGCATCAACCTGACCGTGCTCGAGTAGTCGAGCAGTAGACCAACCCGAGCATCAGACCCACCCATGGGAGGAGACTCCTGTGGGTGGGCGGTGCTGTTTCTAGACCCGCATCCCGGACCTACGGCCAAGTACGGAGGGTAGCACCCTATGGCAAAGAAGGACGATCCCATTGACCCGGCCCTGAAACGCTGGGTCACGGCTCACATGCCCGAGCAGGCAGAGCCCGCACCCGAGAAGACCACCATCTCGTACACGATCTACGTCTCCGCCTCCGAGGCTGAGAAGATCGCGCAGATCCAGAAGAAGTTCGGCACCAACCGACAGGAGACCATGAGGCAACTCCTTCAGGCTGGTCTCAAGCAGTTCGGCATCCTCACTGGTTGGTGGAAGGAGGAGAAGGCCGATGGGTAGCAGCAAGCAAGTACGGGTGGTAGCCCAAGTGCGCGTGGTAGCCCACGTGCGGCGGCCACAATCCCCCTCTCGGCGGCGTGTCTACTACGCCCACATTGCGGGTACCGGCTGGATCCGTGACATCACCGTCACCTCCATCAGCTGCACACCGTACTTCGACAAGGCGATGCCACTCCTCGTCGGGGCTCTCACCGATCTGCCCGACATCGTGGCCTGCCAGTACAAGGGATACCGTCTGCGTATCCTCAAGGTGGAGCATGACGAGGTGACCCCGTGAAGACCCTCTACCTTCGCACAGCCCGTATCGACTTTCCTACGTGGCTGAAGAAGAACAACCGACCCACCAAGGTGATGGTCGAGTCCATCAGGGACATCGGTCTCATCAACCCCATCATCGTCCGACGCAAGAGATCTGGCAGGTATCAGGTGGTGGATGGGATCCTCCGACTCAAGGCGTGGAAGCGTCTCGGTCACAAGAGGATCCGCTGCCTGTACTACAACGAGCTCGAGTGGCTGCAGGCCGTGATCCGCATGAACAGCACGGTGCACCGATGATGGCCATCCGCCACCACATCCTCCGGATCGCGATCCTCCTGATGGCGATCTTCGTCACCGTGGTCTGCCTCCCGTTCGTGATCGTCTTCCCCTGCTGGGACTGCTTCATGGCATGGGGTAAGCTGATGATCCGACTCCTTGGTGGGCTCGAGTCCATCAAGGCCACCATCAAGTGGGGAGAGCCAGAGGAGCTCCACTAATGGCACGTCGCAACCAGTGCTCACAGTGTCCGAACAGGGCCAAGCTCTGCACGATGTGCAAGACCTATCTCTGCTTCGACCACTACATGCACCACAGCTGCGTCACCGATCGCACGGTCCTCAAACCAGAGGATGCCGTCGACGATGAGGCAGACCGCACTCAACAGGAACTCGAGCGCATGGACGCACGGCGACAGGCCGAGAAGGATTACGATGACCGACACTAACTTCGAGGCGGAGATGAACCGCATCAACCACCTCTTTGAGGAGCGAGAGACCTTTCTCTGCAACCTCACCATCAAGGTGGACTTCCAAGCTCCACCCTATACCTTCGCGCACGGCGAGCTGCTGCCCTACGGGTTCCGCATCCAGCTGGGATTCCAGAAGATCGGCCAGAAGTTCCGGTTCACGGCCAACAACGTCCCGGTCAACAGCATCCCCGTCCTGCAGAAGATCTACGTCGCCGAGCACCTCGCTGAGTTCGAGGAGCTCTACATCACATACCTCAACGCGCTCGCAGCACGAGCGAAGAAGGCAGGCAAGAAGCCATGAGACACACCATCTACTCAGTCTTCCAAGAGGTGAAGCGGATCAACCGCTACAACGCAGCGCAGGAGCGGGACCTCTCGGACAACCGAGCCGCTCGAGATGTCGCCGCGTGGGTGGAGACCCACTTCACGCCACTCAGCATGGCTCCACGCCATGTGTTCGAGTGGGCTACCGAGCACAAGTGGGACGACTTCGACCGCTTCCGCCAGAACGTCACCGATCTCGGTGAGTCGGCGTCCATCGATCTGTGCAACGCTCGCAGGTGGATCTCGCAGATGATGGACTGGGTCGCCACCCACATGATGATCGACCCCGACGTGTGCTTCCGTTGCCACGAGAAGGCCGTAGCCAAGTGGAACGACTTCCCGCTGTGCATCGAGTGCCACAAGCGAGCCTCCAACCCCAAGCCTGTCAAGGTGGACATCGACCGGGCGCAGTCGGTCATGGATGCGATCTTCTCGAAGACTCGTGCCCCTCGTCCGGTCCACCGTGAGACCTGCAGCAACCGGCGCCTCCGACACTCGTACGTGATCAGGATCCCGGCTGGCTTCCTCAAGTACGACGGGACCTTCGCACCCGACATGCACCTCGCGGACAAGTGGACCAAGGACGAGGTCGAGATCGAGCGGGCCGCGTACGACGACCTCGGAACCCCGATCTCGATCTACCGGGTGGTGAAGTGAGCGAAGGACTCATCACCGCAGACGAGGACAACATCTGGATCTGCATCTCCCGGCGACGGGAGTACAAGACCCTCGAGCTCAAGTCCACCAAGGACCCGGTGAAGCTCGTCTCGCAGCTCCACCAACTCGGCTTCCGTCAGGTATCTGGCAAGTACCGGATGGCATCCATCTGCACTCACACCAAGAAGGAGCGCAAGCGTCTGGGTGGGGATCACGGCGCGGACTACAACCGCCGTGTCCATCCTACGCTCGTCATCATCCTCCCGTGGGAGATCCTACGGGAGCTCAGGAGGCTAGGATGAGTGACTGGGAGAAGTACGGGACCTGTCCCAAGTGTCACCAGACCATGCGCGATCCCTACCTGTGCGCATGCGGTTACGACCGGCGCAATGTGGTGGTGGACTTCGTCGGAGACGAGCTGATCAAGGGCATCGAGCGTCTCAAGCAGCAGGAGATCGCCGCCGCTGCTGACATGGTCCGAGCTCTCGCCGTGGCCCTGTACTACGCGAAGGAGGACGAGGACTCCGATCCCGTGGGCAAGTCGCTGCACACCCTCCTCGATGAGGTCTGCAAGCGTGGGCATCTGATCATCCCGGAGGTCGACAAGGAGCTGACCATCCGGTACTACAAGAAGATGCTCTCCTAACCGCGGCGGGCCGGGAGCCTTCTCCCGGCCCGCCGTCCCTCGCTACAGGTCGACCATCGCCAGCAACAGCTCTGGCGGTGCGTCCCGCAGTTCAGGCGGAAGGATCTCGTTGGCCATGATCTTGGACCACATCAGCTTGAGCTCGTTGAGGAGCTGCAGCTGAAAGTCCCGGCCTACCTGGGCACGGTAGACGTACACCTCGACGGTGTCCTTGTCGAGCAGCAGGATCTTGTCGATCCGGCCCGTGATCTCCGACCCCGGTCCGTCACCCAGCATCCACGCGTACATCGCGATCTGGGTTGCCCACCTGGGACTGAGGATCTCCAGAGGCTCGATCGCCCTGGCATGCGGACCTTCGTCCACCCAGATCGATCGCCCATCCTCGATCCGCTGTACGTAGCGGAACGAGTATCCCGGCTCCACGGTCGGGGTGTTCATGGCGAATGCTCCGCTGGTCTTCCAGTCGGTCACCACCCGCCGCCCATTGGCGAACAGCTCGAGGTCCAGCTTGCCCCAGATGGGTACGCCGTTGACCAGGTGAGCCTTGTCCGCCGGGGTGATCTCGATGTTGGTGAGCTGCTGCAGGAGCGTCCGCATGGCCGGACTCTCCTTGTATGCGTGGTACGCCCGCAGACCCTCGTACAGCACGAGCTGGTCGTACTTGTCCGGCGAGCCACGTCGTCCCAGCATCGGAGCCTCGACCCCATCCTCGAGCAGCGTCGGGGACAGATCCAACCGCCCGACCGTGCTGGCCAGGTGGTACTTGATGTGGGTGTCGAACACGTTGCCCACCGCCATCTGCGGAGTCTGCGGCGGTCTGGGGATCTTCATCTCTGGAGGCGCCAGGTAGCGCATCCAGTACGTGACCGGATCCTTCTTCCACGTCTCGAAAGACGTTGGCGAGATGTACGAGGGCTTCCCATCCGCCTGTCGCGGAGGTCCGTGTGACTTCTCCCCCATTAGCCCCTCAGATCCAGAGCCGGCAGGTGGTCGCGGATGTTGTGGGTCTCGTTGAACCCCTCGCACATCTCCCCTCGCTCGCACATGTCCTTGTAGTGCAGCCTCACTGCGGACATCCGCTCGTTGGCGTACCACGACGCCTTCGCGTCGCACTTGGAGAGGTGCGGGTCGTACAGGATCCCGAGCACCTGGCAGACGTTCGTGAGCGACCACTTGCCGAAGTGGAGCATCCCATCCTTCTGCATCAGGTACGCCGCCGTTGCGGTGTCCTGGTAGTGGTAGTCGAACATCATCGCCCACGGAACGTCGACGCCGACGTGCGTGAGCTGCTTGAGGAACGGGACGTCGAACGGTCCGACGTTGTGGCCGACGAGGTGGAACTGCGGGGAGCCGATGCTCTTCCACCAGGCCACCATCCTCTTCGCCGCCTCTTCGATTGGAACTCCCTCGTCGGGGTTCAGGCCGTTGGCCTGCAACGCCCTCGGGTGGATCTCCATCTTGTTGCCGAAGCGACCGACCCTTCCGGTCCCGATCACACGCTGCGAGAAGCACGGACCCGTGGGATGCCACAGGTCGATCCCGAGGATCGGAGCGATCTCTGGATCCAGCCCTCCGGTCTCGGTGTCCAATGCGATGTCCATAACAGCAATCTCCTCTGCCTTCAGCTTCCTACCTACCATCCCGATGCCCTCCTCTGCGAGGAGTGCCAGCATCTCGATGTTCTGTGGGCAATCTGGGGCGTGTCGCTCTTCGCGGTTCCTACCCCACCCAACCAGGACTCCGCTGCAACAGTCCAGCGGCTTCACGGTCGGAACTCCTTGAAGGTATACAAGTGCCAGTTCGCCGGCTTGAACAGCAATGGGTAGTCGTTCACCGTCTCGAGGATCCAGATCCCTACCCCGTGGACCTGGAAGTCGGGGAACACCTTCATCTGGTCCTCGGTCAGCTTCCCGTGGACCGGTCTCTTGGTCTCGATGAAGCGCGATCCGTGGACCGGGTGGGCTGCGAATGCGTCAGGCCAGCCGGTCATCGAGTCGTGCATGACGGTGATCTTCCTCACCATCCATCCCCTGTTCACCATGAACTCGCGGAGCTCGCGGTAGTGATCCTTCTCGAGCTTCGCGCCGTCCTTCCCCGATCCGGAGATCTTCACACCTTTCCTCATCCAGGGCTTCACAGTCTCACCACCTTGTACTCTGGGACCCCAAGGATCTCCACCACGATCTCACCATGTCTAACGTAGTCCGGCACCTTGGAGACGTTATGCCTCAGCCATGTGGAGGAGACCGTCGCAATCCCGTCCTCGAACTCGGGGATCAGGCCTCTTGCCTCTTTGGTCTGCTTGGTCTTCCGCTCCCTGAGCTCCGACTCATGGGCAAGTGTATACCTCGCCTGTCGGTTCTTCATGCAGATGGTGCATCTCCGAGCTCTCTTGCCGGAGTTGTCCACCACCTTGAACTTAGCTCCCAGTCCGTGGACCTTGCAACGGTATGGATACCGCCACGGTCGATCCCTCACTCCAGGTTCGGGCTTCCCGGCCTTCATCATCCGGAGCTCGTGCCCGTTCCGAGGCTCCCTGCTCCATCCCGCCTTCTTCCACCCGGGAAGTTCGGCTCCAGACTCTCTTACTCGTCGCTGCATAGCTTCTGGTGTCCACACTTCGGGCACTTCATGTCCCGCATCTCAGCCAACGTCCGATCCATCTCCGCCAGAGTCTTGGCGGTCTGCCTCTGCATGGCACGGATGTTCGACTCGAGCTGCTTGAGCGCGAGCCACCGGACCAGGAACGCGGCTGCCTTCATGGCGCCCACGGGCTGGTGTACGGGGACTCGTGGTCTTCTCCCAACGTCAGGTACGCCTTGCCGGCATCCGTCAGCATGGCCATCTGTGGTGAGTAGATCATGACCAACCCCTTCTTCTCAGCAGAGGTAATGGTCCGGCGATCGTGGACTTCCACCAGAGATACCATGCTCTTCGGATCCTCCAGGAGGTCCTCCAGAAGCTTCCTAAGCCTGGTCGACATGGTACAACCGATCTCCTCGCCGCTCGAGGCGGGCCTTGGTCTTCTCCACAGCGACGAGCGACAGGTTGCCGATGTGGATCTGACCCTCTCCGGTATACCTCCCAGTCGGATGCTTCGCAGGCAGTTTGCCCTTCACCGTCCGCTGGTTCCAGTACTGGTGCCTCTCCAGAGGCAACCAGTTGAAGAACGCCTCGTAGAACTTGGAGATCTGGATCACCTCGCCGTCGATCGGCGAGCAGACATCCTCGAGGAACTCGGTCAGCTCGTCCCGGTTGGCGCGAGCCTGATCTTCCTTCAGTCCGGTCTCGACCACCGGGATCCGCAACCGCTCGTTCGTGGGTGGGATCTCGAGGGTCATGATCGTGTGGAGGAAGTGGGGCGCCTCTTCGACCAGCCGCTCCATCAAGATGTGCTTCGGGATCTCCTGCTCCGGCGGGTCGACGTAGATCATGACGATCCTCGTGTCACCGACCTCTACCGGACAGTAGTCCGGCGAGTTAGCACACTGGATGAAGTGCAGGGTGTTGTTCACGTCGTAAATGGTCTTGCCCTTGAAGTGGATGGCGATCGTCTCACCGGTCACGAGATCCTTGATCCGGTTGTACGCCTCCTTGTTCTTCTTGAGCGAGACCTCCTCGATTACCGCGAGTACACGCCCCGCGAGCTCGCCATTGAAGGCATCTCGCGACCGGAGTGCCTGGTCCGCCTTGGCAACACCCTTCATTGGGTCGGCAAACAAGCGTCTCAGTGCTTCGTGAAAGGTGGACTTCCCACTCTTCTGCGGCCCGACGAAGAAGAGATATGGCAACGGCCGGGTCGGTTCTTGGAACAACGACGCGGTCCAACACTTCCCATAGTCCGCCCCGCTGGCGATGCCATATCTCTTGCACCACGCATTCTCCAGGACCGCTGGGGTCAAGGTAGAAAACACATGCGACAGAAGCATGTCCCAGGTCGGGTGAGGACCTTCCTTCGGGGTGAACCCCAGCTGTGCCGCTCCCCGGTTCCATCGTCGACCTCCCGGATACTCGTCCTTGAACGGAATCGACACCATGACCCAGGGATTCGTGATGCTCAACCCGAGCAGCTTGTCGATGTCCGAGAAGCCCTTGCTCTTCAGGACCGTGTTGACGTTGACACGAGGCTCCCACACCCAGCCTTCATGGGAGTTGATGAACCAACCCGCGTCCTCCGAAGAGGAGACCACATGTCTCACCACCTGATCGGGAGGCTCCGGCTCCTCTCGCGAGCCCTCGACCATGACCACCCGCTGCCAGAACGCACCCTTCGGTCGCGTGCTCTGCAGCCAACCTACCTCAGCGTTATCGCTTTCCTCTCGGACCACCCGCAGGATCACCTTGCCAGGCTGACCCTTCACGGTGGCGATAGCCGTCTGTCTCGCTCGGAACAACTCTGGGAGCTCGAACTTCGGCGCGCCGAGATCCTTCAGGCACTGCATGGCCTTCAGGGCGGACTTGAAGACGAACGCTCCGCGTTCGTCCTCAACCCCGTCGTGGGCTGCAGCCGCTGCTGCCAACTCGGCCGGGTGGTTGAACAAGCATCGCGTCCAGCCGTTCGAGTCCTTCTGCCAGGCGGAGTGCTCCCTCGCGTTCTGGGAGAAGCGACGCACTACCCATGCCCCACCTCTGATGGGGAACATGAAGCAGTTCTTGTCGCCGCTCCCGCCCTTCCCCTCAGAGATCGTGTAGAAGATCCCCTTCAGCTTCAGCGCGTCGTGCGCTCGCTTGAGGGCAACGGTATGGGTGACCAGCATGTTGCGGTCTGAGTCCCACGAGGTGAACCCATTCTGAGTCCGCAGGAAGTCGATTACCCTCAGGTGCTCGGTATCCAGCATGGTGTACTTCACCCTGCTGGCAGTCTCCTCGAAGTTGGCCTCATCCCCGGCATCGGCCGGAGCCTTGACCTTGTGGTGACGACCTTCGATCACCTCCGCGTGATCCCGCCAGTTCTCCGGGACCTTGGCCAGTGGCACACCGGCCTTGACCACGGTGAAGCCCTGAGGCTTCGTCTCCCGGTGCCACACGAACAGGACGCCACCGTAGCAGTCCACCTTCGTGAACAGGTTGACGCCCACCACTCCGCTGAGCTCCGAGAGGATCGCTCGGGCCAAGGCCGCGTGGACGGTGTGGTTCTCCGTCGGCACGGGCGGATCCAGAGCCACGTACAGGTGCAGTCCCAGTCCGCCCTTCGAGCGACGGACGGTGACCCAGTCGATCTTCATCACGCGGTCCTTGATGTCATCCAGCTCCGTCGCCGTGAGGCCTTGCACGTGGCCGATCACCGCGTCGAAGTCGAATCCCACCCAGCGACTCACCCTCGCCTTCCAATCCCAACCGGTCATCCCGATCGACTCGAAGTGCTTCGTGCTGAACTTCAAGGGTCGGTCGACGTACTCCGGTTCGCTCTTCGCGTTCCACGGGATCCTGAACGACTTCCACGTCTCGCCGTGCGCCTTCCAACCCGTCCAGTGATGTCCCTTCCACTCCCCGTCCACCTTCTCCCCGTCATCCTGGGCGGTGTTGACCTGGCACTCCATCTCCTCCCCGTAGAGCGCTGCCAGGTCGGGCATCGCCTTCTCGAGCAGGAACGACTTGATCACCTCGGTCCTCAGCATCCTTTACTTTCCTTTCCTTACCTTTCCTTTACTTTCCTTTTTCAGAGGAAGAGGAAAAGATTGACTTCTCCTTCTCTCTCTATCGGGGGTGTTTCTACATACAACCATTGGGAAATAAAGGACAGAGACTACTACCACTTCTCTTCTTCTTCACTTGACTACTCTACCAGAGGAAGCCAGAGGAATTCAAAGGATAGTTTCCTTATTTTTCCTTTTTATTCCTTATCATTCCTTTGGATTCCTCTGGTAGGATATAGGGATGATGAACTTCAGTGTGGCCTACCCGGAGCTGGTGAAGCGCGCGTGGGACCACGGCGCACGTCGTGTCGCGAGAGGACGTCCGCACAGGGCGCTCTTCAACGTGATCCTCGAGACTCACGCCGACGAGAACATGCTCGTGGGTAACGGTTTCTCGAGACGCTTTGCCATCGCCGAGCTCATGGCCTACTGCGCCGGTTGGGACGATGTGGCCTGGCTCGCGAGGTTCAACCCGAACATCGCGCAGTTCTCCGATGACGGGCATTCGTTCTACGGTGCCTATGGGCCTCGGATCGAGAACGCGATGCCGTGGCTCATCTCGCTCCTCAAGGAGGATCCCGAGACCCGGCAGGCCGTGTGCCAGATCTACCACCCGGAGGATCTCTGGAACGAGAGCAAGGACAAGCCGTGCAACACGATGTTCCAGTTGCAGGCCGTTGGCGGAAGACTCAACATGACGATCTACCAGAGGTCGTGTGATCTGGTGTGGGGTCTTCCCTATGACCACTTCTCGTTCTCGACCATCTTGCTCCTGATTGCCCATGAGCTGAAACTCAGAGCTGGCAGCGTGACGCGCATCATTGCCAATGCCCACGTGTACGAACCCGAAGCGGGATTCGCGGGCGATGGCCGTATTGCGCGAGCAATGGAACCGCAAGAGGTGACGTTCTGGATCCCAGGTCCGACGTCCTTCTTCGCGTTCCGCAACACCGCGATGTTGGTCAGAGCCAAGATCGAGGGCATTGACGTCGATGTCACGCCCGACATGAAGACCCTGATGGAGGCAATCGGATGCGCTTGATACTAGAGGGCATCGACGGTGTAGGTAAGTCCTCGATCCTCGCCTGTATCGAGAAGAACATGCCCCGTGCCAGATCCCGGCACCTGGTGAAGCCGCCCAAGGGCATCACTCCCCACAAGTTCTCGGACTACTTCCGTCAGGCGTATGACGGGTCCGATCTACTCAGCCGCTCCCACGTCTCGGAGCGGGTCTACGGGACACTCATCAGGAACCGTTCCCTCATCGACGACTGGCAGAACTGGCTGCTCAACATGCAGCTGGAGGTCCGCGGCTTCCGCATCGCGTACATCGTCCGCGACTTCGCCCTCGTCGAGGAGCAGATCTTGAAGCGTGGTTCCGAGGCCAGCGACTACGACCTGTGGGTGATCAAGAACTGGCACTCGATGGGGATGGCGTACTCCAAGTTCCTCCCCAGCCGTCTGACCACGGTCATCCACAACACGAACAGCATCGAGCACGCCGCCGAACTCGCCGCCTCTGTCGGCATCGGCCCGTTGCAGACCTCGCCTGGCGAACTCCGCGGGATCGGTTCCCTCCGCCCGAAGGTGATCCTCGTCGGTGACGAGTTCACCCTCCGCCGCCGGGAGTTCCCGCACGCGAAGGCATTCGATTTCGGAGAGGCCTCGAAGATGCTGTTCGAGGCCCTGCAACACCTCGAGCGAATCTACATCACGAACAGCTTCTACCACGACCTCGGCGATATCCGCTCCCAGTTCCAGCTCCGCGATGAGCTGAAGCGGTTCGTCGGAGCGAAGATCATCGCGTTGGGAGCCAAGGCCGCCGAACGCATCAAGCGGATCGGCTTCGAGTCCGATCAGATCGTACCGCATCCGCAGTACTGGCGGCGCTTCAAGTACGCCGACCGCGGATCCTACATCAACGATCTGAAGCAGGTGGCGGAGAACTTCCATGGGTAAGGTCTTCCAGCAGAAGACCCTCGAGTTCCATATCAACCTGGTGATGGAGCTCTTGGTCAAGTGCACGCCTGAACAGGAGAAGGTCTTCTGGAAGGCGTTTCCAGATGGCGTCACTGCAAAGAACGCCGAGACTGCCCACGACCTGGTCCAGCGAACCATTGACAAGAACGAAGGACGCCATGGATAAGAAGCAACTCCTCGCCGTCCTCGAGAACTTCGGCGAGGCCGAGGCAATCGCCGAGGTCATTCACGCGTCTCTCCCTCTGAGGGAACCGCTCCCCGGGAAGCGGCTCTCAAAGCGAGCGACGGTGTTCGCCGATGTCGGATCGAACGCCTTCACCATCGAGGTGGAGGTCGGGTTCTATCCTGACGGGAGACCGGGTGAGGTCTTCATCCAGGTCGGCAAGGCCGGCACGATGGTCCGCGACATGTTCGACGGGTTCGCCATCGTCCTGTCCATCGCCCTGCAACACGGCATTCCTCTGTCCGCGTACCCCGTTCGGGGTCGCGGTAACGAACTCACGGGCGACGGTAACGCCCTGATGGACATGATCTTCGAAGCACTGGAGGGGCTATGCATCACTCAGAGTCCGATTACTTCACCGACCGA